GCCGGACAAAGTCCCTTGGATGGCCTCCATGATCGGATCAGCGACCCCGGATGCCTCATCCACGACAAACAGCATATGGTCCTCATGGAAACCCTGCATGTTCTCCGGCTTGTTGGCCGTCCTGGCCGTGGCGAACCAGCGTTCCTCATGACCGACCATGTAGACCTTCGTTTTCGTCCATTTGAGCAGATTTTTCACCATGGACGATTCGAGCCACTTGGCGACCTCAGCCCATAATACGTCATTGAGTTGCTGCTTCGTTGGAGCTGTGCAGACCACCCGGCAGTTCGGTCGGCAGCAGAGGAACCAGACAACGACTGCGGCTTCGAGCCCCGTCTTTCCCACACCCTGCCCGGATCTCACACTGGTACGCGGGTACAGAGCGACATCCATCATGACGGCCCGCTGCCATTCGTCCGGTTCCATCCCTAACATGTCCTCAGAAAAGGCAACAGGATCGTCCCAGTACAATTCAAGCAGCTCCGCGATGTTGGAAACGACATTAAACGGCTTACTCATCGTCCTTCACCGCTGCCCCAGCTGCCTGCTGTTCAGCACGCTTTGCCTTCCGGCGCTCTGCAATGTCTTTCAGCGCTTCGGTCCAGCTTTGCGTTGCACCGGCTCCGCCTTGGAACTGCTGCAATTCGATCTGCAGGATGGCCGTTCGGACTTGCTTCTCTTCATCTATGGCCACGAGCTTATTTTTCAACTCGATCGCCTTCAGCTTCTGACCCTGAATGCGGGTCAGCGCTTCCTCGATCCGGAGGATGTCCTCAAGGGTGCGAATGGTCGTCGTCTCTATCTTGGCCACAACCATTTTCTCGGACTCGGTGACAACCGTCGTTTGTTTGCCGGATCTCGGATCGGTAACCGGCTTGGCTTCCTTCAAAGTCCGCAGCTCGCGCAGGACGCTTCGTTGCTTCTCTGTCAAACCAGCCATAAGACGCTTAATCCGTCCTAGCATACGACGTTCCCGGATAGACAGGAGCGCGATCGCCTCATCAGCCTGGGCGACGGGATCCGTGTCGATCTCCTCCAGCAGCTCCTGCTCATCTTCGGCGAGCATGTCCCACCAAATTGTCTCGTGCTCGCCGGTCCGGACAGCCTTTTTATTGCCGGGTGGCCCGCCGGCGCCACCACGGTTTCCCTTAGCGTTCTGGTTGCCCTTCGGCGCGCCGCCCTTGTTGCCAACGGCGTTCTTGTTACCCTTCGGCGCTCCCTTTCGTTTGGTAACGTTACTATTGGATTCATTGGTAACGTTACTATTCAGATCGGCAGCCCATTTGTCCTGGCTCTTCCACTTGCGTATCTGGGTTTCCCCAAGGCTGAGCGCAGCGGCGATTTCCTTCAACAACATCTTGCCGTCGCTCTCCAGCCACATTCGCCTGGCTTTCTCTCTATTCGGGCTGCGTTCTTTCGCCACTACATGATCACCACCCCCATCGCATTTTACAACTCACCACTGATTAGATATAATCATGAAAGTTGTTCTTTTTACTCGATTCCCGACGGCTTCATAAAGCCGCCTATGGTTAGGACCCGAACAGTAATTCAAAAACTGGGGGGGATTCCTATGGGAATTGCTAAGAGATTTAAATTCAAAGGCTTTGACATTCGCATTCCATTTGTAACCCTGAAGATCGAGAATCAACAATCAACTGTTCGGGAATCGGGTAAAGCGAATAACTATGAACCGGCCATAATCGGCCGGATTTTTCATATTTCATCCTTCTGCAGTTCGATGTCAAGTTCAATCAGCTTCCGTAGATCATCGACTGTTCCGAGCTCAATCCGATTGTCCTGAAAGTCCTTCACCCAGCGCGCAACGGCGGCCTTAATGATCTTGCGATACTGCTCCTTACTTTCCATTATGCTGAGCAGCACTTCGAGCTCATGCTGCTGCAGCAAATCATCTTGATTCGGCATTGGTCAAAACACCTCGGCATCCATTATGATGAATATGAGATCATGTGTTCGTAAAACCGTGGCCACGGCTGTACATGATCTCGGCCGGGGTGTTTCCGGTCGGGCAGGAGGGGCGTTATAGCGCCTCTCCTTTTTATTGAGTCGCGGAACGATGAACCAGTACCGGCTCTATGCCTGTCGCTGCCCTAAACCGCTCCTTGATCACATCGCAGAAGATTGGATCCAACTCCATTGTGCGGCACTCGCGCCCCATCTGCTCACATGTCATAAGCGTGGAGCCGGATCCACCGAAGAAATCCACTACGACGTCGCCAGCCTGGCTACTGTTCCCGATCGGGATGGCCAGCAGCGGCAGCGGCTTTTGCGTCGGATGCACGTACTTGCCGACATCACCACGGGAAACCTCCCACACTGTGGATGGCTCCGGCTCCTCCGCCGGCA